GATGTTCAGATTGGAACAGATAGCATTGAACCGGGCGGCATAGGTGTAACGGGCAACCTGCTAACGCAGTCAAACATTGTGCTGGAAGGCGCAACTGCGGATGCCTACGAAACTATAATCACTGCGACTGATGCAACCGCTGACCGCACGATTACCTTGCCCGACGCCACCGGCACGGTTGTTGTTAAAGATAGCAGTGACGTTGTTACAATTACGTCAACGGCAGACAATGGCCCTACTCTTGATTTAAAATCAGACGACCATAGCGATGCCTCCGATTTTGCCACAGAAGGTAAAATAAGATTTTATGCAGACAATGATGCTAATGAGCAAGTAGTCTATAATCAAATAACCAGTGTTACAGCAGATGTAACTGACGGCACAGAAGATGGTTGGCTTTATCTTGGCAATATGGTCAACGGCACCCTAACAAACGCATTTGCTGCCGCTAATAAAAGTTTATATTTTCTTCAAGACGATAGTACAATTCAGTTTAGAGCGTGGGGTGGCACAGCTTATCATGTGACCGTTACACCCTCCACTCCAACAGCAAACCGCACGATTACGCTGCCTGACGCCACCGGCACAGCAGCCCTGACCAACGGCAACGCAGTTCTTCTGAACACGACGACGGTCAGCAGTGGAGTGTCCAGCGTTGACTTCGGGTCGAGCCTGATTACTGATACTTACAACGATTATCTGCTAGTCGTATCGGGGGCAACAGTTTCGGCATCGACTAGGAACAAGCAACGCTCAAGACACAAGCGGTATTTATGTAAGTCGTGTGATATCAAGTGGCCGTGCTTTAGATAACACAGCAACCTCTACAGATACCGCAAGTATGTTTAATAACGTAAGTAATGGGAGTGCGTGGAATATTACCGGAAATAACACATACGAAACAAGCCCTTCTTCTACCGCACAATTCAACGCTGTAATTCGTTTTTCAAACCTACGTTCAACTGCTTTTCACAAAACATTCCAGATGGAATCTATGACACACATTGTCCAAGATAGAAGCGGCGGCACAGATGATGGGCAAGATTACTACCAGACTGCTAGAGATTGCGGCGGCGTTTACAAAAACACAACAGCCGTCAACTTTATCCGTTTTTATGAGCATGATTTTAGCACTCAGATAGATGGCGGCATTTTCAGTTTATACGGATTACCGGCATGAGCAAACGATACTTAGATGGCGTTCTGGTTGACGCGGCAGAGGGCGATACTGCTGATGTGCCTACAGACGCAGAAAAGCTAGATGATATACGTCAGATGCGTTGGCCTTTGTTAGAAGAGGCCGACATAGAAATCTACAAACTGGAAGATGCTGGCGGCAACACGGCAGCTTGGCGCACTTACAGGCAGCAACTACGCGATGTAACCAAGCAACCTGATTTAAACAACATTAGCTGGCCTAGTAAACCATGAGCAAATCAACGGTATTATCTGTGCAATCACAGCTAGACACTCACGAGGCAGTCTGCGCGGAAAGGTGGAAGGAAACTATTCTGCGCATTAAACGCATTGAGCATATCATGATAGGTGCTGCTGGCACCATTATAGTGTTGTTGCTAGGCATCATAGTGAGTGGATGATTCATGTGTTCTTGCTTTTTGTATATTTAGGGGTTGGTAAGGATAAGAGCCTCGTTAGTAACGATATGTATTTTCGCAGTGTTGATGACTGCGTGTACTTTGCACAACGGTTGCACAGACAGGGAAACAACATCACTGCTTATTGTTTGCCAAAGCTGGTAGATGACAAGGTAAGGGTCTACTGATGCTTGCGGAACTTGCAGCCGCCAATGCGGCATTTTCCGTTATTAAACAATGCGTTAGCAACGGTAAAGAAATAGCCGCTGCTGGCAGTGCAATCGCACAATTTGTTGGCGCAAAAGAAAAACTACAACAAAAAGCACAGAAAAAGGGCGGCGGCTCTGATCTTGAAGAGTTTATGGCTCTTGAGCAAATTCGAGAACGTGAGAAAGAGCTAAAAGAATTTATGATTTATGCTGGTCGCCCAGGCTTGTGGAATGACTGGCAACGCTTTCAAGCAAAGGCTAGGGTAGCAAGACGGGAAGCAGAACAAGAGCGTACAAGAAAACGTAAGCACCATTTTGAGGTTGCTATCATTACGTTTCTTCTGATTGTATTTGCTTGCATCTTGGCTTCTGTTGTTCTCATAATTTTGCATGTACAGGGGAGACTGTGATGGAAGTAACGATGGAGCGGTTCTTGGCGTGGAAGATTTTGCCGCGTTTTATGATGTTTAC